GCAGGAAAAGAAACTGATGCTAGTCGTGCAGGATTAAAACAAAGTAAATCAGGTAAGTGGTATGGTTACCAAGATAATATGTTGGGTAAAGGAAGATACTGGGAACCTAAAAACGAAAGTGTAACAGAAAATACTGATCAAGAACACGATTCAGCATCACTACAAAAACATTTTGGTGCAGAAGTTGCGTATGATGCGGCAAGTCACGGCCCAAAAATGATGCAACGAAAAGATTTAAAAGGAAATTCATATCAACTTATTCGTTTACCTAATAAAAACTACAAAGCAACATTAGTTACAGAAAATACTGATAAGTGCCCCAAATGCGGCGGTAAGCTAGTAGCAGAAAGCGAACTAAACGAAGAAGGTAACAAAGATGCTTGTTATCACAAAGTAAAATCGCGTTACAAAGTATGGCCTAGTGCGTATGCTTCAGGTGCGTTAGTAAAGTGCCGCAAAGTGGGTGCAAGTAATTGGGGTAATAAAAGCAAATGAGAGCTGGTGAGTTTATAACAGAAGCTTGGAGCGAGAAATATAAACGCTCTATCAACTGTAGTCATCCCAAAGGCTTTAGCCAAAAAGCTCATTGTGCCGGTAAAAAGTTAAAAGAAGAATCGACTTCCCAAGCATTAGTTAATGAGTTTTTATCAACAGTAACCAATCATGAAAGACGCTTTTATGCTATACGGGACAATTGCGGGCCCGCAGCGTCGGATATGCGAAATTGGTTAGAAAATACAAAAGGTATAAAAACAAAAAGGGTCCGCGGGGAATTCGTTGCCGATGATATAGTTTCTAAAAAGGCAGACTTCACCCCTGATATGAAGAAAGAGTTTATCAGTGCCGGACTAGATTGGAACAGTCCCGAAGATAGGTATAACTTTATCAAAAATAATCCAAAGTACGCAACTGAGTGGAAGAAAATCCCTCATTATTGGTTAACAGATAAATCTGGTGAGATATATGACCCAACTGGATATATACAGTTCATTAACACTGGGCTTGCAACTGACTTGAATAAAAGCCGATATATATCTGAATCTCAAACTAGAGCAGATGGTAAAAAATCAAACGAAGGCATTGAAGAAGATAATTCTAGAATAGCAAGAAAGCCGGGACAGCCTGCTAATAGTAAAAAACATAGTGATTTATATACAGACGAGAATCCTAAAGGTACTATTACTGGTTTAAAATTTGCTACTGAAGCAGATGCTAGAGCAAGTGTTTCAAAAATTCGTAATAGCGGTCGTAGCCATGCTCACAAAATACAAGCTGCTGTTGCTATGGAACAAAGAGCTAAAGCAGCAGGAAAATCTGAAGCTGCGGCTGTGTACAGAAAATATATCAATGCTAATAAAAAAACTGATGAAGGCGTGGATTTAGAAGAAGCATGTTGGGATTCATATAAACAAGTGGGTATGAAAAAGAAAAGTGGCAAAATGGTTCCCAACTGTGTACCTAAAGAAAGTGTAAGTGAAGAACAACTAGAAGAAGACTTACGCAAATGGTTCAAAGAAAAGTGGGTTAGATTTGGTCCAGACGGTAAGATCAGAGGTGCTTGTGCTAGGGGCAGTGAAAGCGAAGGTAAACCAAAATGCTTACCGCAAAAGAAAGCACACGCACTAGGTAAAAAAAAGAGAGCAAGTGCTGCTAGCAGAAAGCGTAGACAAGATCCAAATCCTGAAAGACAGGGTAAGGCAAAGAATGTAGCTACCAAAAGTACAAGAGATAAAAAATGAGAATATTTGAAGTATTTGACTCACCCTATTCAGCAGAATTAGGACGCTCAGAGTATGGTGGCGACTATGAGGTTGAAGTTAAGTTACCTGACGGAAGTCGCTTACACATAACATTTGAAAAGATTGAAGGTGAAGGGGCTAGTTATGTAGTTGAATTCTCTAAAAACAGGTCATATGATGTAACAAACGAAGGTGATGCTTATAAGATATTCAGTACTGTTCTCAAAGTTATTATAGAATTTGTTAAAAAAGTACGTCCACACGAGATTACGTTTGGAGCAGACAAAGAGACAGGTGATCCAGGCACGAAAACTCCAACTGGTAGAGTTAAATTGTATGACAGAATGGTTGAAAAATATGCCGACAAGTTAGGGTACAAACTTAAAAGAGATGAAGATAGCAGTTCAGTCATATATTACTTAGTGCGGAGTAGATAAGAAATGAGAGCACACGAATTCATCAGAGAAAGTATTGAATTATCAGATCAAGTTCACGGGCCTATCATAACCATTACATTACTGTTGGATGGACAAGATATCGGATCGAATCAATATAATTCGGATACTGGAAGGTCAATTTTAGAAGTTGACGAACAACATAGAAATAAAGGATATGGAAAAATTCTTATACTTAAGATGTTGGAATTATGTGCTGAAAATAGTTTAGACTTTGTAGTGGATGAGTCTACTACTGAAGCATACGATAATACTTTATATAGTTTGGAAGATGCTGGTTATATTGTATTAGATGATGAATATGTGTATCTTACTGAAGACGGTCTACGATACTTAAATACTTTTATTAAAAATACAATTTCAGAACATAGACTAGTATTCAAAAAGAACGCCAAATCAGGTAGTATTTCTATGAAGTGGCGCTGTGAATCTGGTCCAAGAAAAGGCAGAACTATGCCTGATGTCTCACATTGCTCAGCAGCACCAGATATTAAAAAATCAGCAAAAATGAAACAAACAAGACAAAGAACAAAAGTAGCTCAAGCTAGAAAAACTAAAAAAACCAAGCGCGTTAATCCTATGACTAAAACAGCTACTAGATTAAATAAACAAATGAGAAAAGGATTGAAAGAAAGCGTTTCGCAAGTAACTTTAAATCAAATTTATCAGGGAGATTTTCCAGATGATAGAGGAGAACAATTTTGGGATTATGTGCGAGACAACGAATTAGACATTCCGCTTACAGTAGAAACTCTTTCACCGCACAACTTGCGTGTTATGCTAACTAGTCAATATAGAGTTGAACATATTGATGAATTATATGACATGATGGATCCAGAACAAGAATCAACCGTAGATCATTATATAGAAAATGGTGTAGATGACCAAATCATAGTAATATCTGGCGGAAGAATTATAGATGGTAATCACAGAGCATTAGCAGCAGTAAAAAATAATAAGCCAATACAAGCAGTAAACTTAGACCAATTAGGATGAAAAATAAATGTTAGCAGACGACTTAAAAGTATTATTAGCAAGCTGTTATGGCTTTGCTATCAAAGCACAACAGTTTCATTGGTGTGTTGAAGGGCCCGACTTTCCCCAATATCATAAGTTTTTTGGGAAAATATATGAAGATGTGTTTGATAACTCTATTGACCAAATAGCAGAATATATCAGAGTTTTGGGTAGTTATACCCCAGGAAGCTTTACAAGACTACATGAACTGTGTATAATAGAAGATCAGCTAATGATTCCCCGAGCCCAATTAATGATAGCTGAACTCGCACAAGACAACCAAAAACTTATAGAACTTTTAAACACTTGCTTTGCTAGTGCTGAACAAGAAAACAAACAAGGTATTATGGACTTTTTAGCAACAAGACTAGATGCTCATGAAAAGCATGGCTGGATGTTGCGTAGTACTTTAAAAAAAGATAGAGCATAAATACATTATCATTAACAAGGAATTACTGATATGAAAATTCAAGAAATTGTAAACGAAGCATACGATCCGTTTGCTATAGATGGTGAAGAAGATGATTTTGACGAACCTCAATCTAATGTACAAAACATTATAGCTCAGTTAGAAAAAGCCCAAGATTTTGATGGCAATAAAGTAATCAATTTTGAAAATGGAGATCAGAAAAAACTTCCATTAAAGGCTATTGAGATATTCTTGGCGGCATATGGTTCAGTAAAAGACAAACAACAAATGTCTGCTGACGCCGCTTCAAGCATTGATGGTTTTGTTGCTGCTGTAAAAGATTCAGTATCCGGTAAATATGGTAAGGCTCAAAAGAGTACATATGACGGAATGGCTGGTTCTCGCACTGGCGGCATGACTTACTATAATTAATTATGAAAGTTGCTGATGTAGTACAACCATACAAAGTTTATATAGCTAGAGTGTTTGTAAAACAACCTGGCTATACCGGCAATATGGATGTTACTGTAACAGCACAAAACTTGTTTATGGCTAAGCAATTAATGAAACAACAATATGGCATTACTGATGCTGTTATTGGTACAATTAAAGAAATGAAATAAAAGAATTAACCCTAGGACCGTTGGGGTTATGGTGCGCGGCTGCTGCGTAATTCTTGGAATCGCTACCCAAAGAATTTAAGTGAGCAATTATAAGGCATATCATGAGAGCTAAAGAGTTTATTATAGAAAATACAGTTCAAGAAAATCCAGAATATGGATTACCTACCTTAGATAAACATAGATACAGTGTTCTAGATAAACTTGTAAAAGATGCTAAAAAAGAAAGAAATATAGCTAAAAAAGCAATACAAAGCTTGGATGAAGAAATTGATGATAACAAAGCTGCTGAAGTAGCTAAAGCAGTAGAATGGATTTGTAAAAAACTTAACATCACAAAAATACCCGCAATTGAACTAAGCATGGATACTGATGAAGCGCAAGGCAATCATCATACTGGTGGTCATGTACCCGGTTCAGGCAAGATTTGGATTTATGCTAAAAACAGAAACTTGGTAGATATTTTAAGAACTACCTTCCACGAACTAGTACATGTAAAACAACACGACCTAGATATGATTAAACCCGATTCAAGTTATCCGGGATCACCGATAGAAGCAATGGCTGACATGATGGCTGGCAAACTAATAAAAATATACGGTGCTGCCAACCCACATATCTTTGAATAATACCAATTAGATTGTAATACACACAAACATAGATTATAATTAGTAATCTATGAAAAGTTTTACCTCACAAATTTTCACATATATACTACACAACAACAGGAGACCATATGTCAAACGGTAGAGTATTTAATCAAGCAGAAAAAACTAAGTTACAACAAGTAATAAACGAAGGTATTTCGGTACTAAACGAAGTTGAAACACTAAATGGCGGTCTCAATGACACGATAAAAGCTATTGCGGAAGAGCTGGATATCAAGCCCAGTATTCTAAAGAAAGCGGTTAAGACTGCGTATAAGTCAACACTTACACAGACTAACGAAGACCATGACGAATTAAATACGATTTTGGAGACAGTTGGCAGGACCCAGTAAGATGTACATTGACGCAATCAATGATTCAAAAAATGATCGTATTCATGTAGTAGAAAGAACTCATGAAGGTAAAAGAAACTATAAAGAGTTTCCTGCTAACTATGTTTTTTATTACAGCGATCCTAAGGGCAAGTATCGTTCTATATACGGCGATACTATCAGTAGATTTTCAACTAGAAAAAAATCAGAGTTTGAAAAAGAAAAGCGTATACATTCTGGTAAGAAATTATTTGAAAGCGATGTAAATACTGTTTTTAGATGTTTAGCAGACAATTATTTGGGTGTAGACGCTCCTAAGTTACATACAATCTTTTTTGATATTGAAGTTGACTGGTCAGATAAAGGGTGGGCTAGACCCGATGATCCGTTCAGTCCAGTAACTGCTATTGCTTTATATCTAGATTGGTTGGATCAGCTAATATGTTTGGCAATTCCTCCCAAGCACTTGTCAGATGAAACTGCACAAGAACTAGTAAGCGAGTTTCCAAACACATTCTTGTTTCGTAGCGAAATAGAAATGTTTGAAACCTTTTTTGCGTTAATTGAAGACGCAGATGTATTAACTGGTTGGAATTCAGAAGGCTTTGATATTCCATACTTAGTAAATCGCGTTACTAGAATCATGAGTAAAGATGATACTAGAAAGTTTTGTTTGCTTAATCAACTGCCCAAAGTAAGAACTTACGAACGCTACGGCAAAGAAGAACAAACATATGACTTAGTGGGTAGAATTCATATGGACTATCTTCAGTTGTACAAGAAATATAACTACGAGTCTAGACACAGTTATTCACTTGATGCGATTGGTGAACTTGAAGTTAATGAAACAAAAACACCATATGAAGGAACACTAGATCAGTTATATAATAAAGACTTTAAAGAGTTTATAAGATATAACCGTCAAGATACTATGCTTGTGGTAAAAATTCACAACAAGCTTAAATTCTTAGAGTTAGCCAATCAACTAGCACATGAAAATACTGTGTTACTTCCAACAGTCATGGGATCAGTAGCCATGATTGAAATGGCTATTCTTAATGAATCTCACGCTAGGGGTATGATTGTTCCTGACAAAAAACGAAGTAGTTCTGACGAAATGGCAGCGGCTGGTGCTTATGTTGCTAATCCTAAACAGGGTTTACACGAATGGATTGGCGCGATAGATATAAATTCTCTATATCCATCAACTATTCGTGCCTTGAATATGGCGCCAGAAACTATCATTGGTCAAGTTAGGCAAACAAAAACTGAACAATATCTTTTAGAAAGAGCTACTAAATTAGCTAAAGAAAAACGTAACTATGATGAAGATGATGATTTGGACATGAGTTCTCTTTTATGGGAAGGATTGTTTGGTTCATTAGAATATACTTCTGTTATGAATCAAGAAAAAGGTACTATGCTAACAGTTGACTTTGAAGATGGTAGATCACAAGAAATGTCAGCGGCTGAGATATGGAAAATGATTTTTGATTCTCACAATCCATATATTTTGTCAGCAAATGGTACTATATTTAGATATGATACTGAGGGTGTGATTCCTGGACTATTATCACGTTGGTATTCAGAACGTAAAGACTTACAGAAAAAACTTAAAGAAGCTACTACTGAAGCTGACAAAGAGTACTGGGATAAAAGACAGTTAGTAAGAAAGATTTTGCTTAATAGTTTGTATGGTGCTTTGCTTAACAATCATTGTAGGTTTTATGATAAAAGATTAGGTCAATCAGTTACTTTAACTGGTAGACAAATCGTTAAACACATGAATTCTCAGATCAATGAGATAATAACAGGTGTTTATGATCATGAAGGTTCTTCTATGATATACTCCGATACTGATTCGGGATATTTTTCTGCTTGGCCCATTATTAAAAATGATGTAGAATCTGGAAAAATGGAGTGGACAAAAGAAACTGCTATTCAAGTTTATGATAGTATCTCTGATCAAGTAAATGAAAGTTTCCCTAGATTTATGGAACAGTCGTTTCATTGTCCAAGAAATAAGGGTGCTATTATAAAAGGTGGTAGAGAAATTGTAGGTGATACTGGCTTGTTTATTAAGAAAAAGCGTTATGCTATCAATGTTTATGACAAAGAAGGTAAACGCAAAGATATTAATGGAAAAACAGGTGATATCAAAGCTATGGGACTTGATCTAAGAAGATCAGATACTCCTAAATATATTCAGAAATTCTTAATGGATATATTGGTAATGACTCTAGGTAACCGAACTAGAGAAGATATCATAGAACTAATTAAAGAATTTAAACGAGAATTAAGTGATAAAGAAAGTTGGACTAAAGGTTCTCCCAAATCAGTAAACAAACTTACGTATTATGGTGAACTAGAAACTAGAAGTAAAACAGGCAAAGTAACTATGCCCGGACATGTTCGCGCAGCTATCAACTGGAACTATCTGAAAAAAGCGCATAGCGACAATTATTCAATGACTATTTTAGATGGTATGAAAGTAGTTGTATGTAAGCTTAAATCTAATCCTTTAGGATTAACTTCTATTGCTTATCCAACTGATGAACTTAGATTGCCTGAATGGTTCAAACAACTTCCATTTGATGATGCTACAATGGAAAGCACATTAGTTGACAAAAAGATAGAAAACTTATTAGGTGTTCTTAACTGGGATCTAAAAAGCAATACAGATACATCTACTAACTTTGATGATTTATTTGTATTTGGTTGAATGAACAGTTGACAACCACAATAAAACCATATATTATACATACTTAGAAAACCTAAATATTTCACACAAGAGGAAACAACATGAAAGATTTTTTACAAGATTTAATTCAAAACACACACGGCTTGGGAATTGTAGAGCTAGTTAAGATCACTGGAACTGATGTACTTACAAAAGTAGAAGCAATCGCTGAAGACCGTTCAGTTATTATTTCTGGCACATACAAAGCTCCAGTAGCAGATGTAATTGGTGTGTTTGGTATGCCCAACTTAGGCAAACTTAAAACAATATTGGGATTTAGTGATGAATATGATGCAAATGCTAATATCTCAGTGATTAGAGAAATCAAAGATGGTCACGATATTCCAACTACAATTCACTTTGAAACTAAAAATAAAGACTTTATCAACGACTATAGATTGATGACTAAAGAAATCGTAGAAAACAAAGTAAAAACTGTTACCTTCAAGGGCGCTTCTTGGAATGTAGAATTTGAACCCACTGCTGCTAGTATTCTTAGATTGAAAAAGCAAGCTTCAGCTAATAGTGAAGAAGTAACATTTTCAACTAAAACTGAAAAAGGTAACTTAAAAGTATTCTTTGGCGACCCTTCTACCCACTCAGGTAATTTTGTATTTCAGACTGATGTTTCAGGTACACTAAGTAAATCTTGGGACTGGCCCGTAAAAGTATTTTTGTCCATCATGGATTTACCGGGTGATAAAACAGTTAAAATCTCTGATCAGGGTGCAACTGAAATCACAGTAGATTCAGGCTTAGCTACTTATACATACATTCTTCCTGCTCACGCAAAATGATTACTAAAGTATCACCAGATATTATAATGGAACAAATTAGTCTTACAAACGCACATAATAACGAATGGGCATTATTCTTACCCGCTGTTAGCTCATTTTTTATTTCAGGATTGGGTAAGCAGCGAGAAGGTGAAAATTATTTTGATCAAGCAAGAATTCCTCAAGGGTTCAATAATGATGTTGAGTCACTAAACTTTTTGAATTCTAAACAAGGCTTATACCATTATAAATGGGGCTTGTATTCAGCAGGTCATGCTAACTTAGACACTCTTAAAGATGATCCAAGTGAATCTATAATTCGCAAGCGTGAAAAGGGAACTTTCATGCTTGGTGACTCTGGTGGATTTCAAATTATGAAGGGACAATGGGCTGCTGATTGGAAAGATCCTAATTGTCCCAAAGCTATGAAGCAGCGTCAACTAGTACTAAAATGGATGGATACTTACATGGATTATGGTATGTGTCTTGACGTTCCTACTCAAACTCTTAGAAACAAACATCTATTAGACAAGCACGGTATTTCTACAATAGAACAAGCGGTTGCAGCTACT